CAGGGACAGGCTCTCCTATGCACTGACCATGGCAGACAAGTACGCCGCGATGGCCAAGGCGTCGAAGCCGGGCAGCGTCATCCTGAAGGCCAAGCTCAGTAAGGAGTGGAGGCCATGAACCCGGCACTGGCGAGATGCCTCACGGAGCGGAGCATCGAGAGAAACGCTGCGGCTATCGTGATACAGCGTATCGCGGAGATCAGTGACGGCGCTGGCGGCACCATGCGCGTCCCGCAGGACGTGCCGGAGCAGACGGTGCGTATCTTTGTGGGTGCGCTGGCATCGGCCAAGGATTCCACAGGCACCGGGGGGCATGTGCAAGTCCAGCGTTATGGACTCCTCGCAAAGTGGGACGCCGACATCCAGGAAGGCGACGTTTTCACCTACGACGGCCGGCAGTTCCGCGTCCACTCGATCACGCCAGTCAGCACTGGCGGGGTCAGGACGGCCCTGCAGGCTGAACTCGAGGAGGTGAGCTGATGCCGGGGCTGGAGCAAGTCATCGGGAACATCAAGGAGTGGGAGAACCGTGTCAAGGCGGGCCTGTATGCACTCGGCATGCAGACCGCCGCACAGATGGAGGCCTACGCTAAGCAGAACGCCCCGTGGGAGGATCAGACCGGGAACGCTCGGCAGGGACTGTTCGGGGAGGTCGCCGAAGCAGACGGCAAGCTCAAGGTGCGCATAGCCCATACGGTGGAATATGGCGTATACCTCGAGCTGAGCCGCAAGGGCAGGAGGCCGATCCTAGAGCCTACGGCACAGAAATTCGCGCCCGAGTTCTTCGAGGCGGCCAAGGGGCTGTTGGACAAATGAGAGCGATGATCTTTCAGCACCTGGCCGAGAACTGTCGGACAGTGCGCAAGTGGGTTCAGCCCCACAAGGCAGACGCCAACACTCCGAAGCCCTATGGCGTGATCGAGATGGGCGAGGAGACTCGAGCCATCGGCAACCGGGCTGGCCGCTTCCAAGGCTTCTCGATATGGCTTTATTTCGAGGAGGGCAGTTACGTGCCGGTTGACGATGCGGTAGATGAAGTGAGGTCGCTACTTCACAATGTGGTGCTTACAGGAGCCGATGGGCGTAGGTTCGCCCTTGAATGGGAGCAGACCACCCGCGACTACTACGACCCCGACCTCAAGGCGCTGGGGCGCCGGATAGACTTCAGAATACCACGTGGAGGGTGATAGAGAATGGCCGGAACAGTGACCGGTAAGAACGTGTACGGCGTAGCACTCATGGTGCTTACGGAGCTCAAGGAGAGCGGTGCCGCCAATGCCGATGGCACAGTTGTGCGCATCGAAACCCCGCAGCAGGTCCAATACTCCCCCAACATCAAGGAGGGCCAGGAAACCGAGCTGCGCGGTGGTGACAAGCTCATAGCGACGGTCAAGGAGCCTGACATCCTGGCGTCGATCACCGCGACCTTCCAGGATGCCGTGCTCGACATCGATGCCATGGCGCTGATCGGCGGAGGCACGGTGACCGGCTCGGGCGAGTCCGCTGTCTATGATGCCCCGACCATGAGCGATACCAGCCGGACGCCGTTCATGGCGGAGATCTACTCTGCCGTTTACAAGGACGGCTCCCACAACGCCGGCGACATCGATGGCTACAGGAAGGTGACTCTCAACTACTGCAAGGGACGCATACCGTCCTTCTCACAGCAGGACCGCGCCTTCATGGTGCCGAGCTACACCATCACCAGTTGGGAGAACGGTTCGACGTCGAAGGGACCCATCTCCATCAGCACGGTAGCCTCCCTGCCGTCTGAAAGCCAGGCAGGCACCTAGCAAGAAGGAGGACTTGAGATGAGTCAGGCGCGCAAGCCGATCTCCGCTGAGGAGTTCATCGGCAAGGCAACGCAGATCATCGATATACGCGGCTGGGAGCCCGGCGAGACCATCCCTGTGAAGGTCCGCCGGGTTTCTATGACCTCGCTGATCGCCAGCGGCCAGATACCCAATACCCTGCTCCAGCATGCCTACAAGGATGCGGACGAGTTCCAGCAGGGTGTCAAGTCCAACCCCAAGGCATTCGCAGAGGCGATAACCATGCTGGAGGCCGTGGCCAAGGCAGTGCTGCTCGAACCCAAGTGGGCCGAGATCGGCGATCTCCTCACCGACGAGCAGAAGATAGACCTCTTCAACTACGCGCAGGGAGGTCTGGAGGCCCTTACGACCTTTCGCGCAGGATCAGGGGCTGGTGCTGAGGCTGGCGGTGGTGGCGAAGGAATTCAGCCGGAGACCTAGCGATTACATCAGGGGGCTGGGCGCATACGAGGCGTTCTGCGTCGATGAACTATGCGCCCACTCCCTGATGCAGCTGCGCGAGAAGGCGCAGAAGGACGCAGAAGCCAGGGCCAAGGGCGGGCCGGTGCAACACGAGGCCGTGTCGCTGGACTGGCTGGAACAGCAGCAGCACAAGTGGGCAGGGGTCAGGGGCAAGTAAGCTCCTGGCCTGCTCACGTACCGGGGTGGTGTGAACGATGCCGTGGGGCAGCACGGGGTCGATATGGGCCGAGTTCGGTCTTGACTATACGAAGTTCCAGCAGGGCGTGCAACAGGTCACGCAAGAGCTGGTTAAGCTCGACGGCAAGTACCGCGAGGCCGCTGCGAGGATGGAGCAGACGGTCAACGCCGCTATGGAACAGCTCGGGGCATCCATCTATGCGGCATCCGCCAAGCAGCAGCTGCTCGGCGAGTCGTTTGACGGCAACGCGGCAAAGGCCAGAGCCCTGGAGCAGGCGCTCGATCAACTCCTGTCCGCAGGCGTAAGCCCGACGAACGACCGGGTGCAGGAACTCGCACAGCAACTGCAGAGCGTCCGGAGCCGCATGGAGCAGGCCGCTGAGGCTGCTCAGCAGATGGCGCGAGAGACCCAGTCGGTGGCCGACAGGGTGCGCAATCTCGCCCAAGAGATGTCGCAGCTTGGCAGTCAGATGAGCATTGGGCTCACCCTGCCGCTGACTGCACTCACTGGCTTTGCCACTAAGGCCGCCACGGATTTCGAAAGCGCCATGGCGAAGGTCTGGACCATCGCCGACATGACCAGGGGCGAACTGGGTGCAGTGGCCTCGCAGATCGAGGACATGTCCACCACCATCCCGCAGAGCGCGAAGCAGCTTGCCGAAGGTCTGTATGACGCCATCGGTTCAGGCATCACGGACGTTGCCGAGGCCATGCAGGTGCTTGAGGTGGCCGCCAAAGCCGGCCAGGCGGGCGTCACGTCCACCGCAGTGGCCATGGACGCCCTGACTTCAACTATCAACGCCTACGGCATGGAGGCCTCACAGGCGGGCGAACTCGCCGACGTGATGTTCCGCGCCATGGACCGGGGCAAGCTCACCTTCGAGGAAATTGCCGGCAACCTGGGGCAGGTCATATCGACCGCCGCAGTCGCAGGCGTTCAGTTTGAGGAAGTGGCTGCGGCATTCGCTACCCTCACCAAGGGCGGTGTTGGGGCGGCGGAAGCCGCTACAGCGATCAACCAGGCCATCCTCACGATAATTCAACCCAGCGAGCAGGCGGCGGAATACGCCAAGAGCCTGGGCATCGAGTTCAACGCCGCCGCTCTGGCCTCTAAGGGTCTGGCGGGCGTCATGGAGGACGTGTATCAGGCCACCGGCGGCAATATCGAGGCCATGACCGCGCTGTTCAATAACGTGCGGGCGCTCAAGGGCGCCTTGGGCCTCACTAGGAACGAGATGGCGGACTATAACTCGGACCTCGAGGCCATGTCGACAGCCGCCGGGGCAGCGGAGCGCGCCTTCGAGAAGCAGATGCAGACATCCGCCGCCCAGGCGCAGCTATTCAAGAACGAGATCGCCAACCTCGGGCGGGCGTTCGGCTCCGAGCTTTTGCCCATGCTCAACGACGCCATGGAGCGGATCAAGCCCCTGATACAGGCATTCACGGACCTTCCCGAAGGCGCCCAGCGGGCAGCCGTGGTGTTCGCCACGGTGACGGCGGCAATCGGGCCGCTCATGGCTGCCGTAGGAGGACTGGTCAATCTGCTCACCGGCCCTGCCGGCTGGA